GAGCTCGTAGCCAAAGGTGGCATTGGCGCGGAGGATCTCGCCCTCGATGCGGCGGAAGAACCAGAAGAGATCCAGATCATCGTAGCGCAGCCAGCGCACGGTGGAGCGGCGCAGGGTGGCATCGACTCGGCTTTGACCGCCATGGCCGACGACGGCTGGCTTGGCCGGGTAGTTTTTTACGGCATGCTTGATGAGCATGGTGCATTCTTTCGGGGTCAGAAAGGCTGGGCTGTGATACCAGTGATTACGAGTCATGAGGCGATGAGGGCCGACGCCCAGAAGGCGGCGTTTTGGTTTTGTTGGTTTGCGGTGAATTCAGGGAATCGCCGTGATGCGTGACCTTTAGCGATGCCTGATAAAGTTACGGTGCCTGTCATACCACGCGGGCAGATGACCTGCACGCGGTCATGGTGCAGGATGGCACGCGTGGCGGCCGGCCGTGCTGTGACCAGGCCGATGACGGTGAGGCTGTCAGGCTCACAGACGGCGAGGAAACGCGGGTCGATGGGCAGGCGGCCACTGTCAGTGAAGGGCATGATTTCAAGGAAGCGAAACTCAGGTGCCTCTAGCACATGCAGGCCGACGATTTCATCACAGGACTTCACGATGGCTAGCTTAGGGCCGGGAGGACCGACAGGGCCGGGCGGGCCGGGCGGACCGTCAGGACCAAAACTAGAGAAGCCATTCAAACCGGGTGGCCCCTTAGGCCCGACCTCAGCTTCAGGTCCGGGATTTCCGGGCGGGCCCGGAGGGCCATCAGGGCCGACGATGGTGTTAGGACCAGCCGGAGGTCCCACAGGGCCAGGCGGGCCAGTAGGACCACCGACGGTCTGCGCTGGGCCCTGTGGGCCGATGGCCCCTTTGTTTCCAATCGTGAAAGGGCCCGGGTCACCGGGATCTCCGGGATCGCCTTTATCTCCAGGATCTCCTGGGGGCCCAGGACTGCCACCGGCTGCGCCGGGGATGCCTGGTGTGCCGGGGGCTCCCGGTGTGCCTGGACTTCCCGCAGGGCCTACGCCGCCAGTTGGCCCCTCTGGTCCCGCAGGTCCTTCAGGGCCGGTGGTGGCAGTCTCGGCATCGAACGTGACCTGAAAGCCATCAGGCAACTCTGAGATTTTGATGATGTTTGGGTTCGCGATGGACTGCTGCAGTCGTGCGAGCACAAAGCTCACGAACTCCCGAAAATCTGAAACATAAGCAAAGCCCTTGCTGCGTTTGAATCGATACGTTGTTTTTTGGCTAACCATAAGCGGCGGAATAAAAGGCGTTGTTTCGGGTCATTTGCTCAGCCGTGAAGCTTTTGAAATGCCAGTCTGAAAATCCGGCGCGGATGCCTGCCAGCGTGACCACGCCGGTGATGCTGGAAAGGCGGAAAGGACTCGCGGTGATGCGGACCCGATCTCCCATGATCTGGGCACCGATGGCAGGCGTGCTGGTCTGAATGACGCAGAGGCTCGCTGGCTCAATACTGCCTAATAAAAGCGCATCGATGGGCAGATCGATGTAGGCCAGCAGCGGCGGGATCTTAAACGTGATTTCATCCATGAACCACGGCCGCGAGGCCTCTGTGGCATGCAGGCCCACATGGCGGCCATCAGGGATCGTGACGATGGCGTATTTATTCCCCGGCTCACCTTTAGCACCAGGCGGGCCTTCATCGCCGGGCAAACCGGGAAAGGTAAAGCCGGGGCCGCCCGGATCTCCAGGAGGTCCCGGACTGCCGGGTTCAAAGGCAGGTGTGCCGGGTGGGCCGGGCGGGCCCGGAGGCCCGTCAGGACCAGGATCAATGTTAGGCTCACCTATTTCTCCGGGTGGTCCGGCTGGTCCCGCTAGGTCATCACCAGGCGGGCCGGGATCTCCCTTGGGGCCTTTGGGCCCAGGTTCAGTTTCTGCGGGCCCTTTGGAACCCTGATCTCCCATCTCACCGGGATCACCGTCTGGGCCGATGGGGGCCACTGGGCTGGCCCCATTGCCGCCGGGGGCTCCGGGCATGCCATTACTACCGGCTGAGCCCGGTGGCCCGGTTGGACCGCTTGGCCCGTCGGGTCCCTTTGGGCCAGGGCCACCTTCACCACCTGCGCCGGTGACGTAAGTGCTGCCATCAGCGCGGACCTGTGAGGTGGCTGAGTCAAAGTTCACATTAAAATTGAGCGCGCGGCCCATGAATTTTACGAAGTCATTGAGTGACTCCACCTTCAGCACCCCTTTCGGCGGCAGCCTGTATTTCAGCGGTTTTCTGCGAGCTTCCATCAGCGGTGAGCCCTCCGGTAAAAGTTAGCATTGGCGTGCATTTGATCAGCGGTGAATCTAGGGAAACGTTGATTTAAAAAACCACGCCGAATGCCTGAGACGATGATCGTGGCCACGGCATGGCACTGGGCTGAGACATGCACGCGGCTGCCTTTAAGCTCCACCTTCACTGGGCTAGTGCTGATGATGGAAACAATGCGCAGAGAGCAGGGCTCGATGCTGCCGAGGAATCGTGCATCAATGGTATGGATCACGGGGCGGTTTTTAAGCACTACCTTGATCTGCTCACGGAAGCGCGCCTCCGGCATCTCCACCGCTGCCATGCCAAAGATGCCCAGTGACGTGTTCAGAATAGCCGTCTTGGTCGGGTCTCCAAAATCACCTGTAGCCCCCTCAGGGCCGGGCGGGCCGGGTTCCCCTGGGCCGCCGGGTGTGATGGCGGATGGCCCACGCTCTCCGGGTGGCCCCGGTGGCCCCGCTGGTCCCGGTAAACCGTTTGGCCCCGGTGCCCCAGGGGGCCCCGGTTCACCCTCATAATAAATACTTCCCGGTGGCCCCGGTGGGCCCGGCAAACCGGGCAGGGATGCACCCACAGGCCCTACATCTCCGCGATCTCCGCGCTCACCGGCTGGGCCGGGATCTCCGCGCTCACCCACGCCGCCTTTGCTACCTTTTTGGCCTTTCCTGCCCTTAGGTCCCACAGGTGGTGCCGGTGTGCCTGGTGTGCCCGCTGCGCCTGGTGTGCCTGGACTTCCCGCACTTCCGGGCGGCCCATCAGGACCCGGTGCACCGGGATCACCCGTCGGCCCCACAGGCCCACCACTGCCACTGGCTAAATGGTGATCGATCGTCGTCAGGTTAGACGTGTTTTCGCCGCGGGATCTCTCACCGTTAAAATGGATGTCGAAAGGCGCGCTGAGCCGTGGGCCTAACCACGCAGCAAAGTCACGCATCATGCGCAGCGTAGCAATGCCACGCTGAGCTCTTAGGCGATAGACTGGCCGCTTCTGGATCATTCAGGGATGGATTCAGCCAATCGATAACGATGGAGCTTTAGACCTTTCAACTCGACCTCTTCACGCTCCACCAATCCGCGAACCAAGAGTTGCGAATCAATGTCTGCCTGAAATTGGTCGAGGTGATAAAACCACCGGCCAGGGTGCGGCGTGAAGCTTTTCTCCATGAATGCCTGCATCTGGGCCGAGATCGGCGGCAGAGCTGCAGTTAGCTCAGGATTATTCAGGGAGGATTTTTTGTTGGGCTTCATAGGTGATGCTGACAAACCACACATTCCTGCCGGGCAGCTGCTCTGAGCTGATGCTGGCTCTCCGCCAGCCATAGGGCCAGTGGTAACGGTAGCCGCCGGAGGTCCAAAAAGTGAACTCAGTGAGTAGAGGCCGATTTTCCGGCAGCACGTTGCCAGGGATGCCATTGAACGGCGGCTCAGTGATGGTCACAAAGCTGTCAGTCAGAGTCGTCCGTGGGATCGTGAATTCAGCAGGCTGAGCACCCTCCGCAGTCCATCCGTAAATCGGGTCACCGTTGCCATTGATCTGATCCGCCGCAGTCCATGGAGCCGAAGGTGAAAAGGTCTGGGTGGCAGTGTTGATGCGGCGCGTGTAGGGCTTATTGCCGATCTGGCCACGCAGCTGCAAGTTCATCATCGTGTATCCGGCGATCTCCGTCGGCTCCTTGGCCACATCCATGATATACATCTGCGGATGCGGCCCAGCCAAAGGTGAAAGCTCACCCCGGGCAAAGATCGGATCATCAGGCGTGCGCGTGCCGATGACCATGCTGATGTTATCAAAGCCTTCTGAAGGTGAATTTTCTGAGGATTGAAAAAGCCGCCATGTTTCTGCCGCAGACTTAAAGCCTTTGTATTCCGCATCAAAGACCCACACATCACCCAATTGATTGGCCGCCACATCCACAGCCCGCATGATCGGGTAGCCCGGCATGGCCGCGCCGGGGCTCACAAAGGCTTCATTGGTAGAATCCACGCTGTAAAAGCAGGAATCAAAATCATTAGGCCGGAGCCGCCATCTCAGGCCACCGATCTGCTCTTCCAGAGCACCGAAGGAAATCACTTGGGGAGGTAAAGGCATACTAGTTCAGGGCACGTTCAAAAATTTCTGTTGTCTTAGTAGCAAAGGCGTCAAAGGCCGAGGTCAGCTCAGTCATGCCGCCATCCTTAGCCGTCTCCGCTGCGGGAATCCTCGCGCCAGCAGACAGGCCGCGGGTGTCGGTGCGCGAGGTATTGCCAAAGAATTTTTGAATGGAATCATCATAGTTTTGACGCGCTTCATTCGTCCGCATTTGCGCGCGTCCCCGAGCATCCTCGCGGCCGCCTTGCTCTTGGGAATAGCCTTGGATTTTAGATCGGCCATTTTCATCACGGCCCGATTGGCGGGATTCTGCTGCAGCACGGGCCTTCACCAGTTGCGTAGCCTTTTGAGCAGCATCTTCGTAGGACAGCCCTAATTCAGAGACCAGGCGAGCTGTCGTCTCAATGATCTCCGCTTCTTCCTGTAAGCGACGGGCCTTTTCATCCTGACCCTTGGCCTGCGCTTGCAGGATGCTTAGCTCCAGGTCCAGCAGCTGCAGAGAGCGTTCTTTCGTGGCGACTTTTTCAGCCGATGAGCGCAGGCTTTTGGTATCCGTCGCAGCGGCACGCTCATTTTCAGCGGCGATGGATTTGCTAAGTTGCAAAATTTCCTGCATGGCCTGCTCACGGGCCGCCATGAGTTTGTAGGTGATCTCTTCGCCACCTGTTTGGCCGACAGTTTTATTGATGTCCGCATCAATCTTGGCGATGCGTTCTTTGACCCTTTCAAGTTTTTCTTGATCCGTTAGGTAAAGGTCTGCTGTCTTGCCGCGCTCCGACATGAAATTGTCACGTGACGCATTGGTGTTTTTGATGATCTCCGCCGTGAGCTTAGCCTCGGCCATGGCCTGCTCATTGGCGCGTCGGGCCGCTTCTTCACGAGCCTGCGAAAGTCTCTTGGTGGTGGCCTCAGCCTCACGCTGAGAACGGGCTAGATCATCAGCTGCCCAGCCTGCCTGAAGCTCCGCCAGCCTAAGGCGAAACGTTTCTTCTTTGGTTTCGGTGGCGATACGTTTAAAGCCTGCCATTTCCAAGCCCGCAAAGGCTACCTTAGTGCTGAATTCACCAAAGCCATCAAGCATGATTTTCCAGCCGGTAGCGGATAATTTACCGACTTCATAAAAGGCCATGCCAATAGAACCTAGAGCTTCACCGAAAGCTTTACTTTCTCCGGTGCTTTTTTCCAACACACTGGTGGCATCCGATAAAGGGCCTAAAAAGCCTTTTGATAATCCCTCACCAAAGTCACCAAGGCGCGATGTGGCCGCATCAGTGAAATTGTCCACTTTACCCTGAAGGCCAGCAATGGCGCGTGGAATATTATTTTCAAAACCTTGAACGAGCATCTCCACAAATTTCTCGACTGAAAGACCCATCTTTTGGAGGGCTTCAGTATCAGCTGTGCCAAAAGTTTCTTTCATCACGTTACGGATCTGCGGCACACGCTCTGCGATCTGATTGATTTCCTCAGCACTGACTTTGCCTTTGGAAACGATCTGAGTGATGGCTAGCAAGACGCCATCCAGATCGGCTTTGCCTTTACCCACAGCGGTCAGCGCATTGCCAAACTCACGCATCGCACGGGTGGAAAGCTCAGCACTCAGGCCGACACTGCGCAGGCTGATGTCTCCGCGCACGACCTGCTCAAAGCCAAGGCCTGGATCTTTGGCCAGTTGGCGCATTTCATTGAGCCGCTGATTGGCGGAGCTCACACTACCTTCTAGTGCCGTCATGCCATTGCGTAGAGAGTCGGCGGTAACGGTGGCTTCATAGATCGCGCCCGTGGCTCCAACGATCATGTTTTTAGCCGTATCAAAGATGCCAAAGCCCAGCCCAGCCCCAAGTCCGGAACTAATGTCACCCAAGCTTTTTTTCATATCAGCCGTAGCACGGCTGACAATGGCGGAGGCCCCAGCGGCTCCCGCGCGTAATTGGTTGTTATTCCACCCCAGTTGAATTTCTGCCGCCATACTTAACGGCGCGTGTCATTGACACAATGAACCCACCTCAAGCCGCGCCGTCTTTTAGCCTTTGAAAGTCTCAAGCCACCGCTGATGCGCTTCCCTCACCTTCTCACGATTCTGCGCACGGCCCGTAGCCACGATGGCCTCCAACAGCTCCTCCGTGCAGGCATTCTCCGGCAGAGAGATCACCACATCCTGCGTGGCAGTCTTTGCCAGATAAACCCAGTTTTCCCGCTGCTTTTTATCAGGGCCAACAAACTCAAAGCCAAAGGCCTCTAAAATGTAAAAGGCTTCTGATGTGATCATGATTTCAAACTTTTGAGGATTCTTTGCCACCAGCGGCCTTCGGCGTTGTCTTGACTCTGCGGCCAGCGCATGTCGCCGCCTTGTGATAGGAGATACTCATGGATGTAGGCCCAGCCGCGTTCTTGCGGTAAGTGATAACGGATGAAGTCTTCATTGGTGAGAGAAGGACAGGCCCTGGACACAAGCGACACGTAGGTGGCACTCAGGCAGGGCCGAGCTATTTTTTTTCGCGTGAGGCATCGTGCTGAGCGTTTGGCCGGGACGTGGCGCGGGTGGCCTGGGCGCGCTGGTAAATGTCATAAAACAAGGCCAAAGCCTGCACGGCTTCACTGTGATGAATATGCTCGATGGACCATGCTCGAATCTTTAGCTCTAAGACCATGGCCCGATCAAAGGCAGAAAGCTTCACCCAGCGGTAATCTTCAGCCTCACCGAGCTGCTTCATGCTTGGCAGTGCCAGCCATTCCTCAGGCTCATGCGTGAGAAACCAGAGCACACGGGCCACATCAGCCATCATGGCATTTGGCTCACGAATCAGCTCATCTAGAGATGGTTCCTGCAGCATCACGCGGTGGCGTAGCCAGTCGCCTTCACGATCGATGGCGAACGGGGCTAACTTAAAAAGTTTCCAAAAAAATGGACGGGCTGCAAAGGCCTCATCCACTTCTGTTTTCTTATCTTGGCCATCGGTAGGCACATCATCATCCATCATGATCGGCGCAGAGGCAGGCACGCTAAAGCCGTTCGACTCAAGGTTGAGATGGGCAGCTTCTTCGACCTCGATGGAGTCGCAGGGGTGCAGGGGAATTTCTTCGGTGTTCATGGGATTTGCAGGTGGCGTTTCACGCGGTCCATCGTCTTTCCTTTGGCATTGCTGGACACTAGGCTGGCCCGGCCTGTATTCGGTGCGCGGATCAGAATCAGCGGCTGACGGCTCCGCAACATGTCACGGATGGCCTCACGGTTACTCAGAGCCTGCATCATCCACAGCAGCGGATGCTCAGGGGATTCCGCCGCCAAGCTGCCGTTGCGGTAAGCCGTGCGCAGGATCTGTGGAGATTCAGCTGGGAGAAATAAAGCCTGCCCAAAGACAAAGAGCACCTCAGGAGCGGAGCCCTCCAGCCGCAGCAGCTGAAAGCCCAGGACAATCAGAGACGCCGCTAGCTTGATGTCACGCGTGCCCAGCAGACCTGGCATGCTGCTCATGCTGGGTGGTAACTGACCCTCAGCCAGCAGCCACCGCTGTGCGCCCTTCACTTTCATTTGGCGGTGCGGCTTTGCCTTACGAGTCCACTCGATCAGCGTATCTGCCGCCTTGCAGGCTCGCAGAGCATCCAGCACCGGGTGATGCGGATCGGCATCCTGCAGTTGCCCAGTCTGCACCATGGCCATCACCAGTTTCGTCTGATGGCTGGGCAATTGCTCACCCTGCGGATCTGGCAGCGTGTCTAGGCTGACCAGCAGGCTTTCCCAGCGTTTACCACTCACGCGGTCCTCACTGAGATCAGGCTTCACCTGCACCCCGATAACGGACAAAGCCGCAGCCAGCTCCACGCTGGTGGTGCGTGTGTAAGCCGGTGCGGCAGTGTTCTTCATGATGTCTAAGGCGGGATTTTTACGCAGTCACCACAAACGGTGCGTGCGTGATATTCATCGAAGTCTTCAGATCTTCCGTGAGCGTGTAGCTGTCCTCAGCGTCATCGAGCATCATGGTGCCGACAGCTGGATCAAAGCCACGTTTCTCCACAGCGAAATTTGCCAGAGAGATCACACGTGTGCCGGGATGCTGAGCCGCGAGGCCTGCAGCCGTCACCACGAAAGCCGTGAAGCTGATGGCCGTCATCGGGTTAAAATACTCGCGGCGGCGCAGGTTGCCAAAGCGGTTCGTGCGGTCACGTGTCTGGCGGCTGAATTTGATTTTAAAATCTTCGACGTCGAGGTTTTCCTCATCGAGCAAGTCGTTGAGAGAATCAGCCGAACCGTGAATGATGAGAGGAGTGGGAGCAGGCATAAGAGGAGTGAGGGAGATGAGCGTTTAGTTAGCAGCACTAGAAACCAGACCAGGCGCGCGGAAATAAACGGTTGTGCCGTTCTTCACCACTGCCACCGCGTGCAGGAACCAGCCCGTGGTCAGATCAGCCACTGGGGCGATGCCACCAGCAGTGCCCGAGCTGATCAGCACCATATTCGTCGTCAGACCGGAAGCTGCGATCACCAAGGCCGGATCATGGGAAACGTAAGAGATGCGCTGACCGGAAGAAGCCGAGTTCACCGCGATGCCTTCGACCACCCGCAGAGCCACAGCTCCATTGGCATCAGAAAGCTTGGCCTTGCCAAAGTTGTTCACATCCACATCCGCTGCATCCAAATAGATCAGCTGACCCGCGGCGATGGTGGCACCGGCGGTGGCATAGCGCACCACGGCATTGTTGGAGGGCACCACATTGGCAGCGGTGATGGTGAGGTCAGCCGCGTGGGAAACGACGGCAAAAGCGGTAAGCAGAAGAAGGGTAAGTTTGCGCATACAGAATCCCCAAGATGTCAATCTGGAGCCAACTCGTCTGAGCGCACCGTCACGATCACGTCCGTGCTGCGCGTGCGTGTGGCTGAGTCCGTGATCAGGCTCAGATCACTCTCACCCAGCCGATAGCCGATCATGTTCCAGCCAGTGCGCTGGGCCAAAGTCAGGCCGCGCAGATACGTGCTAAATGCCTGCACATCTGCTAGGATGTAGCGGATGCCGGCCGTCCATGTATTCTCCTGCACCGGATCACTTTTTTCGTGATTTTGTAACTCCACCAGGATCGTCAGCTTAAAGCGTTTCGGGTGCATCATCTCCACCGTTGAGGTCAGGAAGATGACCCGTGGATAGGTAGCCTCAGCTGTCGTCGGACCCACCACAAAGGGCAGCAGCGTGGAGGAAGGCAGACTCAGATCAGCGCGCCGTGAATGCACGTAATTGGCCAGCAATTGAGGGATGAGGGATTCAGTATTCGGAGGCATAAGAAAATCAGGTTAAACCAGCAGCCAGTTTTTTTTCTAAACTACGGGCAAGGAAAGGCAGCTGCCGCTGAATCGCTGCCACGCGATATCCGAGGACCTTATTAAACCGCCGTTGCATGTCAGAGATCGCCCGGCTAGTGATACCGATCTTTACCACTCGTCCCGCACTGGTTTTTTGTTCACGCACATAGCCACCTGGGGCACTGTGACGCTTCACCCAGGCAGGCACGCCACGCAGCGCACCGAAGCGGCCACTGTAAGCCGAAGGCACTGCCGAGGCCAGCATACCCACGTTCTTCATCTTGCGGCGTCGATACGCTTTCAGCGCAGCCGGATCAGTCACCACAAAGGAGGGCTTGATGCCATTCACGCGGCCATTCCGGCCGCGGCGTTTCCCATGCTCCGAGCCGCCATCAAAGCTGCGATGCCTTTTGAATTGAGACGGCAGACTCGGCACAGAATCGGCGATGCGTTGCATCTTAGAGACATCCTTCACCTTCCATGCCGCCCAATAAGCCGCAGCAGGCCCGTCAGCCCCTATCGACTTCATCGCAGCATACACCGTGCCCGGATTAGCATACACGCGGCTCAGATCACGCATCACCGCACCCTCACCCTGCTTCTTAGCAGCCGTGCCACTGACGCCCTCAGAATGCGGCGGAATGATCTGCACCAGCCCTGGCACATTGCCCGAGGAGCTGATCAGCAGCCGCACATTGTCATTGAGCAGCTTGTTTTGCTCAGCCGCCGTTTGAGAGGGAAACTGTGCCAAAACTTTCAGCAGCCGCGAGGCGTCAATTTTGGCCGTGATGATCATGAGCTTTGAGAGAACTGCGTGGCCGTGATGCGCCAGTTAAGATCGCCCGAGTCGTAGCCATCCACGCCATCCACGCGCCAGGACTGAGCATTGATCGTCAGGATACCGCCATCAGGTGGGGCAGTGGTTAAGCAAGTTTTCTTCACCGAGATCGTCAGCATCTGCACCAGGCGAAAGCCAGACCCATCTGCCATAGCCACCTGCGAGGCAGGCCCCCGAGTGATCGCCGCTGGATAGATAATGCCAGCCCAGCGGAAGCTGCCAGAATAGCAGGTTTCCTTGATTTTTTGCTGCAAGGCCATCGCAGCTTGAAGGGCTTTCAGGCTCATAAGCTTTGGAGGCGGGGGCTGGTTGTCGCAGCGGCGGAGAGTTGATTGAGCGCGTAGATCAGCTGCTGGTTATTCACCACCTGATTGCTGTGGCTGAATCCATCCACTGGGTGGATCTCACCGTCACAGGATTCACGCACCATCTGGCGCACCTGCATGATGATCTGGCTGTCACCCTGCTCGATCACAAATCGGCGGAAGCCGTTGAGCGTTTCATAAGGATCTGAGTCTTCTGTGACGGTGGCCATCATACCGTCAGAGCAGTGTCAAAAAAGAAGATGCCGCCCCAAACCAAAAGGGCGGCACCTATGTTTTCAACAAACCTGAGTTGGCTCAGGAAAGTATGTTTAGCCAATGAGCGTGGCCACAAACTCAGGTTTCCAGACTTTGACGCCGTAGAAAGCCATGAGCTTGATCTGGTTCATGCCGTAGCCTTTGTAGAGGCGGGCAGAGAATGAGAGGCCAGTCTTTTCATCGACAAGCACTGCGATCTCTTCACCGACGTCACCGCCGGGTGGCTGTGCGGGTGGGCGCATGGCAAGCTCGATGGCGGACTTGTGGAAGCCCACGTTGGCCGTGTAGCTGTTGCCCACCGTGATGGCCGCATTGTCAGCCGCAGCGATGCGGAGACCTGGGTGATTGATGATGATGTCACCCGAGGTGGCGGTGCTGCCAGTCTTCACCACGTATTTGTTCGTGGTGTCAGACGCGTGGGTGATGATGTCACCAGCCTTGATGCCGGTGGTGTTCACCGTGCCGGTATCAAAGGTCAGAGAGGTCTGGCCGATGGCCTCAGCACCATTGATGAGGTAGCCAGTGCCAGCACCTTTGGTGTGGCTCTGCACACCTGCGGAAGTGCGGATGCTGAATCCGGAGACGTTCAGCAATTCACCACGGCGCAGCTGCGCGTCACCACCAGCTTCATTGACCTTGGTCAATTGGCTGAGGTTGCGGAGATTGGTGCCAGCGACGCTGTTGATGATGAGTGAGAGCTCACCGTCATCGAGCGTGCAGCCATTGTCCTCAAGGATCTGGCGGAGCTCATTGATGGAATTGAAGTTGCTGCCAAACGGCGTGGTGCCAGCGGTGCCAGTGGCGCGGGATGCACCCTGATAAGCGGCAGTGCCGATGGAGCTTTCCATGCGGTTGATCATCGCACGGATGCCTTGCTTGTAGAGCTGCTGGAGAGCGAGCTCAGCACCGACGGTGGCGGCGAGCTGCTGGAATTGCTCACCTTTGAGCGGGATGCTAACGCCTGCATACAGACTCAGGGAGAGTGTGTCGGCGATGGTGGTGATGTCAGCCGCGTCAGGCGGTGTCATGGCTGGAGTGTAGCTCGTTTCAAGCGTTGGCTCTGTGGTGCGCAGAGAGGTGACGGTGCCGCCTGCGGAGACGCCTTCGGAGCCGCCGTTGACGATGACGCCCTGAGCGAAGCCACTCGGCTCGCGTGCGACGATGTCGCGGGCTGCATAAAGGATTTCAGTGAGACCTGTGAGGGAGATGTCGTTAGCCATAATAGTGGGGATCTAGAGGAGTGTGGGGTGTTGCTGTTTGAGGATTAGTCGTTGGAAAGTTTTCCATTCGTGGCCATGAAGGCATTGCGCTCAGCATGGGAGAGTGCGTTGAAGGCCTTGCGGCTCATGGTGGGAGCCTCAGGAGCTGGAGCACCAGCAGTCACCGGGGCACCGGCACCAGCAGCACCAGCGGCACCGTTCTTGATCAGAGCGGTGAGATTGGTCACTTCAGTTTTCAGGCTGGCAGTGGCTTCATCGACGAGCTTCTGGAAATGGGCCTTGGTTTCAGGGTCTTCCACATTCAGCTCCATTTTCGGTGGAGTCGGCTTGTGGGCCGCGATGGCGGCACAGAGTTGGTCTTCGGTCTCGTCGCCGTTGAGCGAGAGGCCGACGAGGGAGGCGAGGGCAATGAGGGCTTTCATGTTTTTAGGAGAGTGAGCGGTGGGCTTCGCGTTTGTTGGCATGTCAAACAAAGCCACAGGCAGCATCGTGAAATTCTTCATCCAGTTCGGCTGAAAGGCCTTGGCCTGCACACCAGGCGTGACCTCATCCGCAAAGCCTGCATCCACGGCCTCCTGACCAAAGAACCACGTGCCGATCTCAGCCTTCATCAGGTCACGGATCGTTGTCTCATCTTTGCCCGTGCGTGCCATGTAGATTTCAATGATGCGATCCTCAAACTGCTTCATCACAGCGGCCGCAGCCGCCACGTCATCAGGATTCCCCACCACACCACCGGAGACGCGGTGAATCATCACGCGGCCATTTTCAGCGATGGTGATTTTATCAGCGGCCAGCATGATCACGCTAGCCATGCTCGCAGCGGTGCCGGTGACATTGGAAGTGACCGGCACGCCCAGAGCCTTGATCGCATCATAGATCGTCAGGCCGTCATCGACCGATCCACCAGGGCTGTCGATGTTGAGGGTCAAACTCGTCAGGTTGTTGCCGGTGGCCAGGCGCAGCTGATTCACGAAATCTTTGGCCGTGATGCCGTAATATCCGATCTCGTCAAAAATATCAATGACGGCGGAACCTGCGGCGGAGTTGGTAATGTTGAACCATTTGGACATGCCGGAGACGGCATGTCAAAATCAAGCCTGTGATCTCGGTGGGTCGATCTGCTCCAGATCGCTGGCGATCGACTCTGGAGCCAGTGTCGATGCCAGACCACTCATGGCCTGCAGCTGCATCGGATCGATGGCCAGCAAGGTGGCGATGCTGGCAGGCACCGTGATCTGATCCATCGGCAGGCCGGTGGCGATGCTGATGGCAAATTTCACGTCATCAATTTTTTCAGTGATGCGTGCTTTGCGGACCTCCACACCACTGCCGCCGGTGCGCGCTTCGATGTAGTCTTCCATGGTCCCCGCATTGGCGCGCAGCCGCTCCATGTCGGCCGTGTGGTTTCGTCCAAGATCCACCGACGGATCAGGATCAGTGACAAAGTCGATCTCAGACCAATCTTCCACCGTGGCAAATGCAGCCAGTGCGCCACCAGGCATCATGGCATCAGCGATGACCCATTCCCATGTCCACTGCAGGAACGGGTAGAGCATGGCGCGCATGTTCTCGTGTGCCCTGCGGACTTTCTCGATCACGCCACGGAAGGCGGTGCCACCGAGGGAGCCCATGCCAAAGATCCACTCGACAGGATAACCCAGACCAAAGACAAAGGGATGCGTTAACTCTTCCAGAATCTGCTTGAACGGGATCGCCTCGCCGCCTTGGAAAAAGCTCATTGTCTCGCCATCAGCCAGCGGAATCATGACCGCACCTTCGGCGATCTCGACAAAGCGTTTGCCTGTATCCACCGAGGGGTTCCCCTCACGTTCAGCGGCCATCACGGCCTGCATGGCGTTGGGTGCTTTACCGTCACGCGTGGTCGTGGCACCGAGTAGGGCCGAGCGGATCTTGGCCGAGTGTTTACGGATCGCCTTAAGATCCAGCACATCCAGCAGATCCTCATTCGACCGGAAGATGAACGGCGTGCCGTGGTATTGATTGAAGCGGATGCTTTCTTTCAGGTGAAAGACATTGCTGGCAGCTAGATCGATGGTTTTCGGGATGCCGCTGTTGATGTTGTCGCCGGTGATCACCCGCAGCGTGATCAGCTGGTCTAGGGCATTGTATTGCAGACCCTCGATCCAGCGGGAATCTTTCTGCTCATTGCGTGTCAGGCCCATCGAGGTCATCTGGTCACGCAGCAGCGTTTGCAGTTGGAGTCGGCGTTTGGCCTTGTCAGCCAGTGACCACTGCATTGATGCCGCTGAGGTGTCGCTGACCTTCTGCACAAAGGCCTCGCCATCGCCAATGATGGCCGACAGCCAGCGTGCCTGCAGTTCGTAGAAGGTGCCCTCTTTACGAAGATCAACAGCCCGTGAGTCTGCCCAGGCTTTGTAGTAACGCGTGGCCGCAGCTTTAAACTCAGGATTGCTGGAAATGCTCTTGAGGCCGATGCCCTTACCGATGGCTTCTTTCGGCAGGGCCTGAGTGCAGTAACCCAGCACCGGAATCTTCTCCTGGAGAAAACGGGAGATCTGAACCTGATCACGCGACTTCGACAGCTGCTCCAATTGCTTGCTGCTCCACGGCTGATACGTGGGCAAGCTGCGATAGGTGCCACGGCTCGTCGGCAAGGCAGCATTGGTGATCGGTGTCATCGATGACACAGACTTCGGTGATTTGCGTGTTGGTTTTTTCGTAAACATTGGAAGGTCTAACCAAGGATGTTAAAGGCACCACCAGGGCGGAAACCAAACGGCTTGGCAAATTGGGAAGCCACACTGCCAGCAATCGTGGCCTCGACTTCTTCGATGGCTTTCCTTAGAGCGTTGCGGCGTTCCTCAGGATTCGATGCGCGGAACTGGGCCGCGTGTGAACTGCCCACATAGGACAGATTTGTCACCTCAGCCCCAGAGCGGTCATCAGCCTCAGCCAGATACTGGTCACTGAGCCATGTCTTTTGACTCTCCGCGCTAGCAGGATAAAGCATCCTCGCGTGGAAAAGGTAGTCACTGGTAAGATCAGAAATGGAGACGGCAGCCATCGTGGTGGCCGGGTGTCAATACCTCACATGAAACCGGGCACGGTGCGTGCAATCCATAAGCCCATCAGGGCGAGCTTTGAGCAGTCGCCGTAATGGTCAGCAGGGACTTTTTTCCAAAGGTTTGTGCTCTTGTCTTTCATCTGCCCTGCATGACCTAGAATGACATCGGCATCGGCATCACTCGGCAGGTGGAAGCCAGGCGTGGTGTGGCGTGAGATGCGCGCTCCATAAAGCTCATCTTTGGCCTGAGTGTCTGAATAGGTGTAAAGTTTCAAGTTAGGCCGAGAGGCCGCACGGGTCTCATTGATGGCTCCGTGCTTGGCATCGGAACCTTTGGTGGGCCAGAAGAAACCACCGGAGGCCTGACAAATATCATACTGGGTTTCCGTGAGATAACCTGAGTCAATGTAACCGACCTGCGGCACGATCTTTTCTCCTGTGCCTGGCACGGTGTAAAGTCGATGCCGGAGGAACTCAGCCGAGATCAGTTCACGGGATGAAAGCAGCGTGCCCCAGTCGATGACAAACAAACCACCGTTTGCATCCACCGCCGTGACTTCCCAATGCGTGAGACGTTCACCCGGGTCAGCCGTGATCATGAGCAGCTTCGGCTTGAAAGGCAGAGCCCCGCGCCCGTAGTCACGGCTCACACATTGCTTCACCGTCTCCTCTTTGACGTTGTAGGCCAGATCGCTCCAGCAGTTCGCCAGCCATGAGTTCGCGTGATTTTGATGATTCGCAAACAGGTCACTGGGCTTAATGCGATTCCATGCAATGTCACCAAAGGTCAGGGCCGGTGAATAAAAGCTCGGCAGTCGGAAGGATCGGTTGCGATCACTCGCGCCGGGATTCAGGTCCATCTTCTCTACATCATCCAGCATACCCAGTCGGCAGTCCTCAGGGATCGGGAAAGCACAGGCCGGACAAATGAAGCGGATGGACTCACGCACCTTGCCTTCGATCCACAGCCCACGGGAATCCTTGGCCTCAGGAGACCACACCAACGAGCGATAATCTGGCCCCACCTTTTCATAACCAGGATGACGATCGTCGTGAGTCTTATCCGGCCAATCCTCAAACGGAAAACGGTGCTGGCAGTTCGGGCAGCTCACCAGGAAGTGCGTCTGCGACCCCGCCTCATACCGAGTCCAAAACGGATGGGTGATAATGTTCGGTGAACTCGATTTGTAGCGAAAAGCATCGGCACCAAAGGACTTGGCACGTTCATCAGCCAGATCCATCGGGTGGGCCTCGGGTGAATCTTCGTTGCTGTGATGCTCAAACTTGCAGCACTCATCTTGAAAAATGTCCTGCTCAGAAGTCGATGCCAGATTGGCGGGTGAGTTCGTCCCCGTCAGGCGGATCGCACCGCCCAGCATGTCCATTTCCATGTCCGTAAAATGGTCTTTGTTCGACGGTTTCCTCTCCGCCAAAATCGGATTTCCATTGATCAGCGGCTGCAATTTTTTACGCGAGACCGCCTTCTGGGCCGAGTCCTTAGTCGGGAACACGATCAGCTTCGGTGAAGGCACATTCACCATGCGATAGACCAGCATCATCAGCAGGCCAAAAGTTTTAAAGACCTGCGTGGCCGAGCAAGTCGTCACATCCGTGATCCCCAGCGATGGGTTCGCGCACTCAAGAATATGTTTCGCAAAGCCCTGATGCTGCAAACTAAACGGCGACGACGACCCATGCACCCGAGCCGGTGACATCGAGCGCGGGATCGAAATGTTCTTCGTCAAAAAGTCCACCACCTCAGGCCGCTGCTCGATGAGGAACTGCCGCAGAAAATGTTCACGCCGCGCACTCATGCCGCTAATTCTGGCAGCTCCCCATTCAAGATGAACCGCTGCACCACCGGGTTGATCCGTTTTTGAATCCACTCTTCAAACAGATTCCGCACCCGCCCCGGATTCGTCGGATCGATCTGCGCCGCCAAGTCTGGCACCAATGACTTCCAAAGATCCGCCAGCCTCCGCGCATCCTGGCACAGCGATTCATATTCCGACACCGGCAGCAGCCGCTTGTTTTCAATATCCGCCTGCACCCGCTTCGCCCTGGCCACATGATACGACGCGAGACACTGGCAAGCAATACGTGCAAACCCAGCCGCCGTGATGCTATCAGAGCGCGCCAGCCTTTCCGCCGCCGATGAATTTTCCGTAAACATCTGCCACGCCACCACCTCCGCATGCTCCTCCGGCGTCCTTTCCTCGATCGGCTTACCGTAGCCAGGCGGCTTCGGTGCCTGATCTTCAGCCTCCTCCGCACCAGGCGGAGATTCCTTCAGCCTCTTCGTCAGTGCCAAAATCTGCACCACCCCCGGAGTCTCCTTCGGGCTGTGAACCTTCCGCCCCTGAGTCGCCAGCCACGCGATCCACTTCGGGTTGTTCTTCTTGCAGTGGTCCTGTGCCGTGCGCTTCGTCGCACAATGCGGCAGCACCTCACGCCAGTAAGCCGTGATGAGATCTGCGTTTCTATGCTCAGACATTGCGCGAATTGCCCCTTTGCGCATCTCGCAATGTCAAAACGCAAACCCTGCGCCAAACCCTTGCGCTTTCCCCATTGCGCCCCCACTCCCAAATACGCCAAGAGACATTAAACCTGCGGGGAGGCTGGGCTGGAAAAAAAGATTCCTTACCCACCCCCCATGTGACCAGTGACCATGCACTCCACCTCATGGCATCAGGATCATATTTCACAAACTACCATCTGACAGGTCACAAAGGTCACAAGATCACCGATGTTGTAAAATCAAGGTTTCCAGCGTGACCATGCTGTGACCAATGTGGTTAAAAGGTTCGTTTTCGTGACCTAAAAAAGGGGCACGGGGAGCACGAAGCACCCTATGCCCCCTTGTGTGATCATCTGTGACCATCACCCGTGATCACTTTGATCACAGCCATTCAAGCGGATATTCCGCCCCACGCCTCTGGTGTCGCTTACCAAAACGGAAAGCTCGCCTTGTTGTGGTAGTCACCAGTTCACGACCTCTCCACCGCTTCAGTTCGTGACCGATTCGTTTCCTCTCTTTCTCTCCTAGGTCCTTATCACCCTCTGCACCGCAGAGATCCTCCAGCAGCTTTTCAGCACGGGCGGCCGCAATAATATCATGCGTGGTAAACACGACCTCCTTCAGCAAATCATCACCAGCCTCTGCCTCAAGGCGTTCAGCAATACTGACCAGCAATTGCCGCCATTCCTCACCGCGCCGGTCACCACTCATTGGAAGCTCAGCCTTGAGCATCGGTCTTCCCAGACCCTGACCAGCGTCAGGCAAAGCTGCGACGATCCCACCGATCATTGTGCTCCATGCTTCAAAGGTAGGCTTGCAGTCTAATCCTACAGGCTCGCCCTGAGAGATCCAATGCTTGAGCAAAGCACACATCGAGGCCAGTGACTGGGCACGCACATCAGGCCGTGACCAATAGCCGGGCTCAATATTCCGTTTGAACGTCCGCTTCTCGATGTCACCTGGCACAAACAACTCACAGACCAAAGACCGGCGCATCAAGTCGGGCGTGATCTCCAGATTGTTAGCCGTCACGCTTACTGTCGTCACATTCGGCACATCAAACTCCTCATTGCCACCCAGCTTCCGCCCGGCATGACGCCGTGATGTGATGAAACGGTTGAGCGCATTACTAGCCACCCAGCTTGGCGCATCATCCAGGAACAAATAAGGCCGCATATTCATCGCGGTCGTGTTCAGCAGCTTCTCAAACTCCTCACGACTCTCAGGCAGAGACACCGTTGCCACATCACCAAAGACATGCGCTAGGGCCGACTCAGCCAGCACCGACTTGCCCGATCCCTGCTGATTCGCCACCCACAGAAACAAAGGCCTAGGCGTGCCCGTTGGCAGCATCAGTCGGGTGTAAGTCGAGAGCATCGCCGCGATCTGCACAGAGAATGAACGATTCAGAAAAATCCAGTCCTTCCGCACCTCCTGCTCCCAGGCAAATTCAAACTCACCGAACTGATCCCACAGCCACTGCATCGCCGCCTGCACAGACATCTCACGGTCATAGCTCACCCCATCATTGCACCACACCTTGGATTCCTTATCGTAACCAGCGGCCAGCCACTCCACAGCTCCAGAAGCACGCCGCACTGGCACCGACACCGGGACGATCCCTTCCAGTTGCGGCAGCCGTCTTGTGAATTGTCTGCACTCCAGAACCTTAGCCGCCATATCCTTGCCCATCGTGATCACCTTCGGCCCCTGTTGGCCAAACTTAATGCACGTTACATACTCTTCGATCAGAGTGCAAAAGCGGTCCTTACTGACCGGCACCATTTTTCCACTCTCTACAGTGACCACTTCATCACCTCTAGCAAAGACATCACACCTTGAAAGCAGGCCCCCTAGTTGCTCAGCGATCTTCAGAGTCTGCTCATCTAGATTGATCTGCGGCACCATATCTGCTTGACCAGGCAGATCGATACCCGCCTGCGCGGCTAAAGGGGCTAAGAGGCGCAGCATCTCCATCGGTATTTTCGCGGACTCGCTCATCGTGCCAGCCTCCTTTGCAGGATCGTTGTATGCGCTCTAGGCCTCGGGTCCAGATACCACAGCTCCTGCAGTGACTCACCACGCAGACAGCCCGGCAGGCGCGTCAGCCGCACCGCCGTCATCGCCGCAGGATCTGCCCCCAGAGGTGCCAGCAGCTGCACCAGCATATCCCTCTCCATATCCCACTCAGCCTTACTGGCCACATCCACACGCACCAGAGCATGCACACTGCGGCCGCCTGAAGTGTAGATCGCCACGATCTGCAAAGGCAGCTGCACCAGCAGCCTCAGCCACTGCGCCATCGGAGCCACATCATTCTCCAGCACTAGGTAACGCCACGCCGTCACGCAGGCACCATGCCTACGGCCCCATTTCGTCTGCCCATGATAGCCCACCGAGTCGGAGTTGATCTTCCACTCACCCGAAACAGGATTGCAAAGAAACCACACCCCGTCAGCACCACCTAGAGGAAGATCCGACTTCACCGGCTTCACCCCCCGATCCCTGCCCAGTCGCCAGCCCCCAAACCCCACATGGTAGCCATAATCCCCTTGAGAAGTAAACTTTGTGAAGATCAGCACCTTCTCACGGTCCTCGTAGAGAGCCTCTAGAAAAGTATCACCCACACCACGCATATTAGGCTTCAAAAGCATAGGCGAAGCCGCCATCAGCCACTCGCGTGTGATCACCTCCTTCACATTTTCAGCCATGTCCTGCAGCTTCTTCGGATCAAAAGGCGGACGCTTCACGCCACGCTCAGGCTGAGGTGCAGGCGCAGTCACCCCATAGAATGACGACGCCGGTGACCTCTTATCTCCATTTTCCACACGCCAGATCGCACGGCGCAGGTTCAGGTTAAACTCCTCCACCTCACCTGAGCAGCTTGAATGGAAGCAAAAGCCAGTCGGCACCGTCTCCAGCGTCACTTTAAAATCACGGCGGCCACCGCCCTTGGTATGCCTTGCCGCACCTGGGCACGCAGCATAGCCACCCACCTCCAGTGCAGGTATGCCCAGCAAATCACAAGCAATCCGCTCACGTTGGTTTATATCCATGCTCATTATCTTGGTTTTAAAAATTAAGGGATCAGCAGCCCTCTCACTGCTTCGATTTCCCCGTGTCATAAAAGACACCTAACAATAAAAGCTTTAAAAAGCCGCATTCAGTCCACAGACACATTTGTCCAGGCGCATAGCCTAGCCGCCATGTCTGCAAACTTAGATTCCAGCCCAGAAATCAGTTCCACCGCATCCGATGCGCAGATCTGCGCACCGTTCACATTGCCTAGTTCATGATCGGCCACTGATTCACGCAGCAGGCCCATGGCTTGACCCATCTCCTCGATGCTGTCAGCTAACTCAGCACGAATCAGCAGGGGCACATTGCTCATGGATTTTTGGATTTTTCTCCAATTTCCCAATTTCTCTCAAATTCACCGCAGCCATCATTGAACTGAGTGATTGGCCATTGCACATTTGTGTCTCTTAGACGGCTCTTATTCATCATTCCGATCACAGGTCGGGGAGCATATTTCCAGCAATCCCCATATCTCGTGACTGTTTCATCTGTTGCATGCTGATGCTGCTTCCAGTATTTGCAATATTGGCATGAGCTCATTGGTTTGATCCTCCGGTGTAAAGAAATGAATCTTCATCTTCGACTTGGCCGTCTTCTTGAAGAAATTCGTAGATGGCCTCGACGTAACATTCTCTGAGTGGAAACTCGTCGTTATCGATGCCTCTGAGCAATTCAAGAAGTGGCGTCAAATGGCTCAGTATTTGTTGCTGAGTCTCCTTTGTGATAGTTGTAATCATGGTCTGATCTTCTGTTTTGTTTTGTGGTGCTTTCTGGTTTTGAGAATGCTTCTGACTAGCTTTCATCCCACGTCAGTTTGGGTAGCGTCATAGCCGCAGCCATACCCTCGGCCTGCTCATCGCTGCAAAGCATGTCCAGCGTCTTTATGTCGAAGCCAATTGAGACCATCATCTTCTTCCATTCATTGTAAGCTTGCCGCTGAAGGTGTTCGGGCGATGATCTTAATTCACGTATCTGCTGCTTTGTGAATATGGCCTCACATTGTTTTTCATAAGTGATTCTGCCGATTGTTTTGCGTGTGATTTTCATAATGTTAGGTTTTTATTTGTTTGTTATTCCAAGGCAGCAGACGACCTCGCCAGTGCCAGAGATTGATCCGATAGCCGTTCACCTCGGCCACGATATAAGGCTGAAACAGAGACGGCTTTTCGAGGACGATGATTTTGTCTTCATCAATAGTGTTTCCTTTTTTCCAGCGGTATTCGCCCAGCACTTCCACCTCACTAATCTTTGTGATTCTGCCTTGCTTATCCATGGCTTTGATCCTCCTGAAGTGCGTGTTTCGCCTGCTCTAATTCATCCAGCACAATGGCCTTCATATCATTCCAGCTGAATTCCTTGGGCTTTGAAACCATCGCAATCGAAGCCAAAGCAATCGCCAGCTCTTTTACGACATCATTGGCAGACGCTCCTTCCTTCCAGAGTTGGCTCACAGCTTGTTCTATTGGGTTGCTCATCATCTCAATTCACCTCCACCATTTTTATTTTCCGGATCGCGTTAAAATGCCCCTCGGGCGGCTTCGGCATCGGGTGATCGATCACGCTCATGCGGCTTCTTTTGTAGCAGCGCACCTCGCAGCCGTAGAGCTCCAGCATCGCTACTAGATCCCCCATCAGGCAGCTCTTACCGCTGCCACGTTGCCCCGTGATCGTGATCGTGATGTCAGGCCCGTGTTCATTAGATAGATAGTTCACCAGGTCTGCCCTCCCAGAGTGTCAGCATCCAGCCCGACCTCCTGCGCCATGCGTTTCAGCATGTAGCCCGGAGAGCCCACCGCATCGATCTCCGCCGCCATCAGCAGCATCAATGCCTGACGCAGCGGCGCACGCTGCCGCTTATCCTGTTTCAGCCACAGCACCAGCTCATCGGTGCTGTTGATGCCAAGCCAAGCATGCAGAGCCCAGTCCATCCCCACCTCAGCTTGAAAGACCAGCCGATCCAGCACCAGCTCCCACGGGCCGCTGGTCATCACCACCGCAGGCTTCTCCTGCATCGCCTCCCAGATCGCGCCCATAAAAAGCTTCACCTGAGCTCGCTGCTCATCATTCAAATCAGCGTGCTTCTCCACCTCCGGCTCCTGGCATGCTATAAAATCCACATGCATTTGCTCGTCATCTTGCTCAGGCGTCTCTGGCACGTCAGGTGACCGATCCGCAGGCTTCACGCTCTCCGCATCACGGATCATCTTCCAGCTCACCAGCAGCACAAACTTGTCACAGTGCAGCGGCGCAGGCACCACATACACCGGCACACCCAGCCGCTTCGCCTTCTCCTGCCAGCGTTCACCGTCCGTGCTCTTTGGCATCAGCCCGTCACCATATTCAAAGTCAGGATAAGGCTGACCACTCAGCCCCATCGTGTAGTCACTCATGATCTCATAGTCCACGTAAATGTAGCCATCGATCACCCGAAACCGCTTCTTTAGCTGGGTCTGCATCTCCAGCCATTGTCTTCTGTATTTGGCAGGCAGAATGTAGTTTGCCTCCACCAGGTCACGCGCCGCCTTGTAGCTCAGCGGCTCACCCATCATATCCTCAAGCACCAGCTGAGTCGCCGCAGCACGGTCCTTCTTATCCGGCACCTGCAGCAGCACCTCCGCCACATTGACGCTGAGCAGACCCTTAGCCAGGGCAGACCGCCCCGCCTGAGACAGACCCTCACCCAGATCAAACCACAGCTGTGCCCGTTCATGCGTCACCCCCATCGCTGGGGCCAAATCGGAAATCGTCAGACCCAGCCGCACCCCGTTTTCGATCGCGCACACCTTCTCCTCATTGTTCAGCGGCTCAGTGTGCCCGTGATCCTGCAGCAGGTATTGAAACGCCTGCGCCTCATCATCAAAATGATGGATCACCTGCGCGCACTCCTCCCAGCCCAGTCGAGTCATCGCCGCGAAACGCCGGTGACCTTTCAGCAGCAGATCACGATCCGGCCGTGGCCAGATATGGATCGCATCTTGCAGGCCCATCAGAGTCAGAGATTCCATCATCTCCTCGATCTTCACGCAGGAGTTACCCCGCGGATTCACTTCCCATTCCTCCACTCGGGCCAGAGATCTGACCACCGCTATCCCATTGTTTTCGTTCATGCTTTTTCAGTTTATTTTTGGTTTGAAAAGATCAATCAAAGCAAAATTGGGAAGTTTCCTAACTTCCCGTCTATTAGGTTTAGTTTAAGATGTGAGATCTGCTTGCCTTGACGGGCGGCATTCCATGCCTTGATGCATAATGCCATCATGAATTCAGTCGAAAGCTTAGCTGTTGACATAGAGTTTGTTAACAGCCTTTCTCTTAGCACATACCATGGGTCACCCTCTTCAAGGCCCACTCCTTTAAAAATCTTCTCAATGAAGATTTCCGTCATAACTGGGTCTTTTTTAGAGAATAAATAATGACAAGAGTCCAGAGCAGAACCCACGATCAAACCTTTAGCGTTGAGAGTCGTCTTTAGGGTTATCCTAATATCGGGATATTTTACCAATAACCCCTGAATCTCCGTGTTTGAGTAAACAATAGATTTTTGCAATCGACCCGTCATGTATTTATCAATCATGACAAGAGCCGCCGACATACGACGCGCGTTCTTTTCACCAAGGCACGACAATGTATCACCGCCAGACCTACGTTTACCCACGTCAATGCTGTCGAACACATCAGCCTGAAGACCATAGGTCACAAACGTCTGGATTGTTATTCCAGAGCGAACAACGGCTAAAAGGCGGTGCTGCCCATCAATGAGTATATTGTCCTCGGTAAATCGAATAGTATCACCATTTACCTTCCAGCGGCCCGCTTTCAGTTCTTTAACAAGGACATCCAGATTTCCTTTGTTAACTGTCCTGTTAATAGCATTAGCTTTAAGCATTTCCATGGCAACTTCCGGCGTTATCGTTTTGAGTTCGCATTTCATATTATTTGGTTTGTTTTGGTTTGGTTTGGTTTTTCGGTTTTTGACTAACAAAAGATGATTATTTAGCCTCTACGGTGAAGCGTTTTGCGATAGACTGGCGAACCTTGACCGGGTTGAAAAACACTAGACGACCAATCTTCACATAAGGGACTATGCGCTGAGCCTGCCATTCACGTAGAGTCCTGAGAGAAGGTCGGCTATTTTCATTCGGCCAGATCACCTTCAGCAGTTCTTCAGCCGTCAAAAGGCCTTCATCATGTTTGGGGGGTGTTTCTTCTGATTGTGTTGATGCCTTCATATTCGTTTGGTTTGGTTTTGGTTTGGTTTTCGACTAACAAAAAATTCTCACAGCCCAAGCCGCCGCAGATCTGCCGCTTCATACAGCCGTTGCAGTCGCGCTCGCAGTTCCAGCGCACTCAGGCCCTTGAATTCAGGCTTCACCGGCACACCCTCGATCAGCTCCGCATGCTCCTTCTTCACCGCTTGACTCGCACTCTCAGAAAGATCCTCGTCATCTGCAGGCGCAGCTTTCGGCACTCGGTTTTCATTCCCGATCTGGGCCGCGTGATAGCGTTCCCGCGTCACCCGCTTCTTCGCAAACCACAGCTCCGTCATCTGCTCATAGTCACAGGACCGCAGCTGACCTTTCTCCACCATTTGCCTGACGGTCTTATCCATCGCCGCACACACGGCCGATCTTTGATTGCGTGCCTTCAGGCCCCACAGCGCACCGATGGCTTCAAAGGATGGCAGCACACTGCGCACCCCGTCACCACGTTCAAAGGCATAAGCCAGCAGACTCACACGGCGTCCCACACGGCGCGGCTCACGTTCACCGCCCAGCACCAGCTCAGCCACGTGCTGTCTTTCTTCCAGTGACACCTCACCCAGACCCACCCCATGCAAAGCCGTGCCTGATTCTAAGCAAACCCGCCGCAGCTCCCGACGACCCACATCCACCTGCACACCAGGCACGATGCGGCCGATCAGAAACAGAGCCCTGATCCCCATATCTGGCAGCGCAGGCCGACCCGTCACACAGGCCACCAGCACCTGAGACAGCAGCGTCACGCGCCCAGAGCGCGGCCCCGCACCATCCGTGCGGTTCGTGCGTAGGGCAGCCAGATCAGAGAAGTCGTTCATAATCTAAAAAGACACATCCCCCGCAATGCGTGCCCAGAGCTCTAAGCACGGTTGAAGCTTCTCACGTTGCTTCGCCGCTTCCTTCCGCTTGTTCAGGCCCACCGTGATCCACACCGCACTGAGTTTGATTTCCAGCATCAGAGCCTCCTGCTCCTCGATCGTCAGACCAGGCTTCAGCAAAGCCGCCGACCACTGCGTCAGCAGGGCCGAAGTCGTCTCATTGAGATGCTTCGCCTCAGCTTCCAGAGCCTCCGGAGTTAGCTTATAGAGAAGCTCACTCATGCCGCCACCTCCTGGGCAAACTGGTTGATCCGTGCCCGGCATTTCAGAGCCGACTCCGTCAGCCCCTTTGCCTGCAGCTGCTCATGATATTCCACACCCGCAGGCGTCAGCGTGTAGCTTTTCGTCCCCACATCAAAGCGGGCCAGGCCCATCACAATGATCGTGCCCATCGCATGCACCGGGCTGGAATTGCGGCCCATCGGGTTTTTAACAGCCATCAGAGGACCGCTCGCCAGAGCGATCAGACCTTCCACAACACCAAGGCACACCCTATCTCGTTTCAGCCCAGCCTGCTTCAGCTCGCGGCTAAAAGCTTTCCCTTGAGCGGACTGGAACGTGCAGAATTCAACGCAGGGCTTACTCATGCCGCCACCTCCTTCGCAAACTGGTTGATCCGTGCACGGCATTGCAGAGCCGACTCCGTCAGTCCCGCCGCATGCAGCTGCTCATGATATTCCACCCCAGCAGGTGTCAGCGTGTAGCTTTTTGTCGCCACATCAAAGCGGGCCAGCCCCATCTGGATGATAGTGCCCATCGAGTGCACTGGGCTAGAACTGCCACGTTGCGAGTTTTTAACTGCCGTTACCGGACCCTGAGTCAAAATGATCAAGCCCTCCACCGCACTGATGCACACCTTGTCACGCTTTAGGCCTGCCGCTTCTAATTCGGCACGAAACAGGTTCGCCTGCACCGACTGATAAGAGCAAAGTTTAACTGGTCTTTTCATGCTTTCCCCTCCTCAAAAGTGATGTTTACATTCGGTCTCGCCAGCTTCAGCCCGCGCTGCTTAGCCGCCGCATCCACAGCCGCACCAGCGACCGCCAGCATAGTGTTTAGCTCTGCGAGATGCTCGTCATCGATCTCACAATCCAAAACCTTGCGGCCAGGCAGGTCGATGAATGCATCCAAGGCCCTACTTTCATCAAAGGCGATTCTGATTCGTGCCCGTCTCACGCTGACCTCCTCCTGCGTTGAGATTTCCCGCTCGCATACGCCTCAGCCGCGATCACATCAGCCACCATGTAGGTGGCGTTCATCCCACGCGTGCCGTTCATGCGTTTCAGGCCGCGATCACGGCACATCCGCGCCAGAATATCCAGCCGATCATCAAACGTATGACCTGCCACAGACCAGCGCGTCATCAGTTCCAAAGACGACAACGGTCGTGACTGGGAGGCAGGCTGCAGCACCTTAGCCACAGCCTCCAGCAGCGTCTTCAGCCCCCGCACCTCTTGAGCAAGAGTTTCAATGGTTGCGCTAGAATCTAAAGAATCTTGATCGTAGCTTTCACGGGCTCTGATCGCAGCATTCATACCTTCAATCGTCGCACTCATCACGCCGCCCTCCCTTCTTCCCAGATCTCCTCAGCGCGCAGCACCGCCTCACGCAGAGGCATCAGCTTCGACAAGAGCGTCAGGATGATGTCATCACGCTCATCTTCACTGATGGATTGATGGCAGCTCAGCACCAGGTGCTCGATCTCGCGGAAAGCAGACCTGAAATAAGAGCGCGGCCTGCGCTGCTCTGCCTCCAGCTCCGCCACCTCTTCCTCACTTGCCATCAGCATCACCGCCGGTTCAGGCGCATCATGCTGATCACTGCCAGCAGCAGTCCACTGAGCACACATGCGCTGATAGTCGTTGTATTCAGCGTGCCGCATGTAGCAGAGACCGCCCACACCATCCAGCAAGACAAACTCATGGAACTTGGTAGGAAAAATCTCACTGTCAGCAGCAGCGAGCTCGAACTGTGTTTGGGCCGATCTTATCGGAATAACTATTTGAGTCGTGTTCATAGAATTGAAAAAAGAAAAAGACATACCAGCCCCACCATCCCAAGCCCGAGACCTAACAAAAAGGCCACCAATCGCAGCACCGATCGGGAGACCACAGGCTTGCGTTTCGCACATTTAATGACTGTGAAAGCGATGCTCATGCTCGTGCCCTCCTTTGCTTCTGGGGAGCTTTCAGAACTGCCGCCTTAGCGCGCATTAGCAGTTTCAGCCGTTCCGCCTCAGGAGCCACAGGCCACACCACCGCCACCGCTTCTGGCGTAGCCTCCCCGCCCTCATCCTTCATCCTTCTAGCTTCATCCTTCATGCCCTTGCCCTCCCAGCTGAAAGAATGTCACCAGGTTCCGCATCACCTCATTGCCCGCAGGCGTGATGCTGATCACCACCTTCGTGGTCGCAGACTGCTGCATCTGCACCCAGCCCAGATCATGCATGATCTGCATGTCTTGCAGCGTCACCCCGCATTTAGCCACTTGGCCCGTCAGCTTATGCCAGGGCAGGCGATCCGCGTCCGTAATGCTTAAATACAGCAGCATGTAGAGGGCAGGCGATGCCAGCATCCCCTGTCCTGATTTATCGACCCGACGTTGGGCCAGAGTTGTGTTCATGTTCGCGTAGCTCATTGAATCCAGTGTGTTGGTTTTGGTTTGAAGCCCTCCCAAAGCTCAGCTCAGGAGAGAAAATGGAATTCAGCCCGCAGGCCTAAATCAGGGCAAAGACGATGAAGATCGCCGCCAGCATCAGTCCGCCGAGGATCATGCTCGCCGCCTCATGCAGCGTGGCCATCCGAAGCTCATGCTCCGCCCGCAGGCGGCGTTGGCGTGGTGTCGTGTGATTCACGCGGCCACCTCCTCTGATTTGGTTGATGGGGAGTAAATTGCCTTTCTTATAGCCAATGCCGCCCACATGTCTGGCGTCTGACCATCAGCCTCAGCCAGTTCACACATCACCGCAAAATCTTGCTCAGTGAGTGTATTATCGGGAGTAATTTCGAGAGCGATTTTCATTTTGTAAAGTTGCAGATTGCGACTCCATAATGGGGTAATATGCTACCTCGTCAAATTAAAAAGTTGCAAATTGCAACCTTGGCCCGATTTTAACTAGTTATGAAAACCCTCACCCCCCAGCAAATCAATCAGTGGCTAGAGCATACCGGCCGAAGTCGTGCCGATCTCGCCAAAGACCTCAACGTCAGTGCAGAAACCGTCAAAGGCTGGCTTTCATCTAAGCGACCCATCACGGGTGCAGCCTTACAGCTACTGCAATTACTCATGAAACCCACACCTGTGATCAATCCAGAATTCAGTCTTGAAGAATGGAATAAAATCCAAGCCCTCGCTGAAGAAAAAGGCATCAGCACCAGGGAATGGATCAACAGTGTGCTCAAACGTGAGATCAGCACAAACACGCCATCAAAGCCTCAAGCCCCAACCGTGAAAGCGGGGCCAAACAAAATCCACATCGCAACCGACTTGGTCACAGACACCAGCGACCAGCCTCCAACGGCACAAGCGCGCTTAAAACCTGTGATGAGCCAAGACAAAAAAGAAGCCTAACCCCAAGCATCTCAACCAAAATCATTCAAGGCCCGTGGTAGCACGGGCCTTTTTTTATGCCTATCACTTTGGGGCCAGACCATTGACGATCATCAAGCCAATACAAAAGAAGATCACCGCATAAAGCATCCACCAAAAGATCTTCGTCATCTTCTGCTGACTGGTTTCAGGCGGAAGCTCAAGCTCAGCCTTACAGGAGGGGCAGGTGAGGCTCGTCATTGCCACTGTGTTGCCACAGTCCGAGCAGAAAGACTCAATGCGATACTTAGCCCGCACCAGGCCACTCGCTGCCATGATAGCCAAGCCAATCAGAAACAAAGCAGAGATCAGCATACACAGCCCAATCAGGAACAGGCACACAGCCAGCAGCGTGCTACCACCGACCCGTATCTTACGAGAGTGAATAAAGGCCACCTTTCCGCCACCCTCCAGCACCTGGACCAACAGCACCCATGTTCTAGATCCCGCCTCACACAGCATCGCCTCAGCCGTCACCGCACCCTTACCATACATCGTGGTTAACTGAGCCAACGTAAACGGCCCCTCAGTCGCACATCCCTGCGCACGGCAGAGCCAATAAGTTTGATTTCCATTCATCGTCGCATCCTGACATACCCCTCAACAAGGTCAACATCGTCAATGGCGTCCACATAGGCACAAAAAAGCGGAAGACTCTTCCAAGACTTCCGCTGAATTTGAATGTTAATGGCTGCTTTTATTTGGGCTTTTTAATCTGCTTTAGCCTGGCCAAAGCCCCCTCTTGCGTGATCTTGATCGGTTCACGAACATCACGTTCTGCCTTATCTACCCACGAAGCCGAGACCTCAAGCAGTCTTGCCGCCTCCACCCGCGTCAGACCTAAGCGTTGACGCTCGCTTTTGAGTTGTTGGGCGAAGGTCATTTACGCAAAGGAGTATTGGACCAAAAAACACTGGTATCATCAGCCATTTGGGATTTTAGCTCTTCCATTTTACGAGCTTGAAACTCGAAAGAATCAACATCTGCAGGCAGCCAGTAGCAGTTCAGACTTTTTTCGCTTTGATTTTCATCTTGCTTAAGTCCGTGAAATACAAGGTAACGATGAGGAACGGCCATTTGTGTTTTCATAAGTTTGCTTTGGTTTGTTGTGACTGACTACCCTTAGTAGTTCGCACATTGTCCGAATTGTGCAAATTCTTTTTTCGGACTTTGTGCGAATTATTTTCAAGGCTCACAAGTCACGGCCGCAACTCCCAAAACTTCCCCGCCTCCGATCTTGTTTTAATAGCTCGATAATGCCGGTGCAGCATCGCAGCCGACTCATGACCCATCTGCACCTGCAAAGCCGCCTCATTTTGATGATGCGCATAGTGCATGCTCGCAAATGTATGCCGCAGCGCATTTTGAGGCCACAGCCCATGCACCGGCTTGATGTCCGGCCGTGGCACCCGCAGATCTCCCGCACCCACCGCCCAGCCTAAAGCGTGCCGGAACAAACGCCACCGCCCATCCCACCATTTTCCACAGAGTGGGCCCGTGGGCTTCGTAGCTTGCAGAGCGAAGGAGGCTTGAATCCACGCCACCGCATTCGGGCACAGATCCACCACCCGCCGCTGCCTGGTCTTCGCCTGAGCACCCGACACAATCACCGTCCCCGCTTCCAGATCCACCGCCCGCCACTCCAGTCGCTCGATCTCCGCAGGCCGCAGCCCACCAAACATTCCCAGAACCAGATACGGCATCACATGCGGCTCATTCAGCGCAGCGCGCAGCAGCTCCTCACACTGGGCCAAAGTCAGCGTGCCGATCTCCCCCTCCGCCACTCGCGCCCGATCCACCATCACCGCCGGGTTCATCCGCGCATAGCCCTCGCGCATCGCCCATGAATACAGCGATGCCACATCGCCCAAGTAGCCGTTCTTAGTCCTCGCCGCCCAAGTCCCCGAGCGCAGCCACGACTCCACATCCTCCCGCTTCACCTCATGCGCCATCACCTCCGGCATCGACCTCTCCACCGCCCCCAGGGAAACCCGCAGCTGCCGCACATACCTCGTGCTGCATCCAGCACGTTCCTTCGCATCCGTGAACAGATCGATCAACTTCCTCAGCTTCACGCTCTTCGTCATCACCGGCGCATTCCCCAGATAAAAATCCACCGCCTCAGCAATCGAAGCCCCCGTGATTTTCAGCCGATCTTTAGCCAGGATAATCTCCGCCATTTCCCGTGAAGACAAAGCCCCCGCCACATGCCCATGGCGAGCCCGTGCCACCCCCGCCTGACTCACCGCCTCCCGCGCCTCCTGTTTTGTAGGGAACGACCTTTGGACCCGTTGCCCCTCTACAATCCCAAAATCCACCTGGTAAGATACCGTCCCCGATTTATACACACGACGCCTGATTTTCATCCCCAAAGACTCCTACAAAGTCACGTCCGCGTCACGTCCTAAAATCACTTTCGCGCATTTTCGAGCGTTTTCATACCCCCTTTACCCAGTAACCCACCCAGTAAAGGTGGTGTCCCCGACAGGAATCGAAGGCAGTTCTAGCAGGCGTTTTTATGGGTTTGAGGGGCGCGTCACGTTTAAAGTCACGGATTTTGAGGTTTTATAAAAGGTAAGGTCTTGTTTTTTGACCGTTAATTTTAACGTCTGACGTGTGTGATTCGGGTGATGGGGAAGGGGGCGATGGTGACGGCGTCACTTTGGTTGCCGCCTAGGCAGTATGCCTTGGTTCCTTGGATGCGGTCAAGGAGACAGACGTGGTTGCCGCCGGGGCGGGTCATGACGATGGTGTCGCCACGTTGCCAGAGCAATGGCTTGGTGATGTCGATGCGGGTGCCCCATTTAGCCCAGGCGGCGGCGCGGTAATGTTCAGGAGGGCAGCCGGTGGCGGTCTCGATGCCGAGGTGACCTCGGAAGCAGCCGCACCAGGCGGTTTTGCTGTCGTCTTTGTCGAGCCATGTGGCGGCTTGTTTGATCCAGCGGGTGATGGTGGGATTTGTGGCCGCTCCAGGGGTTTCTTTGGTGCCAAGGTAGGGCAGGGCGGCGGCGTAGATCTTGGCAGAGGTGGACATGTCTTGAGACGATTGTCAAAAAAAAGGCCGCTGCCTGGTGTGCAGGTAGCGGCTGGGAGTGGGAGCGGATGAGACTGGATCGAGAGGACTATTTGCGGATGCCGCTTTGCTGGCTGGATTTGTCGGCATCGCGCGCAAAGATGAAGCCGAAGCCACCAAGGATCTCGGCTTTGGCGAGCATGAGCTGCTCGGGGCTGAGTTCGGCGGTGCCGTTGGCAATGCCGACGGTTTGATCAATGATGACGAGTGAGGCGTGCAGGATCATGGCGATGCCTGCGAGGGTGGTCTTGTAGTTGGCCAGGGCTGGTTGCAGGTAACGAGTGGCGAGTTTGATGAGAGTCTTCATGGCGATGAGAGTCGTGGTGCTTAGTTACTTGGTCGGCAGGTCGGGAGCTGGGGGCGTGTTGGCGGCTTTGGTGCGCTGATAATCACGATACCATTGGGTGATTAGGCCAAGGGTCTGGGTAAGGCTGATGCCGGTGGTGGTCTCGTATTTGGTGGAGGCAGCATCTAGCTTGGCCTGCGTGCTGGGCGAGAGGCTTGAGCAGCTGGTGACGGCGGCGAGCATGAAGCCGATGATGGCCAAGAGCAGGATGAGGGCGATGGGGCGGGTTTTCATGACAATCCGGTCAGGATGTCAAACCTCCTACGCTCTGCGAGCTTTAAAGGTCAGGTCAGTGAGGCCGCATTTTTTCATCGACGGCACTTTTGACGAAGGCGCGGAAATGTTCGACCTGCTCCTGGCTGATCTCGCAGAGTTTTTCGAGGCTGACGGTTTGCTTGGTCATGGCTTCGGCCATGCGTTCTTCACGTTTGAGGGACTCGTTTTTGTGCAGGTCCCAGGTCTCTTTCATCTCGGCCTTGTGCTCGCGCTGGGCTGACAAAAAAAGCCTGCCGATGTAATAGACGGCAAACAGTAAGATGCCCTTGAGACCGATCTCTTCCCAGCCTTTGATCTCTTGATCTCCACTGGCATCAGCGAGCCACGCTGAGAAGCCCAGCACGGCGGCGGCGGTCAGCTTAATCTCGGTGGCATGAGTGGCGAGATGGGTCAGCATGCGTCAGTGTGCGATGATCTCGGTTCGTCGGATTTCGGTGATGATCTGCAATTCGATGAGTTTGTCTAGTCCCGCGACAACGCGAGGATCGTTAGAATGGACTTCGGAAAACCAAGTGGAAAGCTCAAAGCGCAGAGCGGCAACTGTCGGGTCAGTGCTGAGGGCAATTCCCGCCTTTTCCTCGTCTGTAAATTCCGCCACAAATGCCTGCGCGTTTGCCCAGATTTTGTAGTCGAGTGGAGGCGGAGGGGAAGGAAGATCGTCGATCCGCCAGCCGTAAGTCACCGTTTTTGCTGGAACGTCAATAGTTTCAGTTTCGGTTAGGCACTGAGTGGCGGGATCATACGGTATCCGATCCTCATGGGTTACGTCAAACACGTCGTAATCTGGATCTAGACCGACCACAGGCTCGTCATCATTACGAGGATATGGGCGAAGGGTCCCAGTGGGGATATAGTAGAGAATTTTAGACATGAGCGTTTTTATGGTGTGCCCCATTTGGTGCGAAGGTAAGACTCGACGGCTTGACGGTCGGTGGTGCTGAGTGCTCTTTGAAAAATAAAGATTTCGGCAATGTCACCGTTTAAGTAAAACCCAGCTACTGGTGCCGTTCCAGTTGCATTTTGAAATGCTCCGATATACAATGGATAGCTATTATTAAAATCAGTATTGACAGCAGTATATGAAGCTGTTGCAGCCAAGGAACCGTTAACATAAAGCGTGCTAGTCCCTCTTGTTAGCACAGCACCCAGAACACGCATAGCAGTGCTTGAATCGGATGGTAACACTGCTGACGGGCCAACACCAGCGGCATCAAACGAACCATTTGCTTCAAGATTACCCAAATATCTTACAATCGTATAACGCCCACCCGCGGCTGCTGATACCGACTTTCCAACGATCCCAACATTAACGCCTGAGTTGATTTTAGTAACTGCAAATAAAGTGATTTCTCCTAATCCAACATTAATCACATTACCGCAGCTCATGTAATCATTTGAGCCATCAAAGCGTCTAACCTGTCGCCCATTTTGCGCTCCAGCTATAATAGCAGGTTGCTGCCCTGCGCCTGCTGTAGCATTTCTCCCATTGCCCGAAAGATCAGGCCACACAGACTGGTCGCTGCCTGTGTCACTAAGCCAAAGAGCTGGGCTTAGTGAGAGCGGGTCAAATGGAGCAGGTGTGCCCCATTTGGTGCGGAGGTAGGACTCAACGGCTTGGCGGTCTGTGGTGCTGAGTGCGGTTGGAAAGACGAGAATTTCGGCGATGTCGCCTTTGTAAAAAGTCGTAAAAGATCCGTCCCGCAATGAACCAACAGTAAAGCCTGCACCGCAACTAATTCCTGTTACACTAACAGACCCAACTAGTGTGCCATCTTGGTAATAGGTATTGCCAGAAGCGTTGAATATGCAACTCATGCTTGTGGCATTTGTTGTAGCAGTTCCAATTATATCCGTAGATCCATAAATGAATGATTTTCGAGCACGATTAGTGTGAATTGATAAACCAACACTTGCTTTTGTAGCGTTGGTTCCCGCTTGAAAAATCACTCGATCAGCAACAATCAAATCTGTAAATTGACTGACGACAAAAATAGTCCCTGTAGTAGTGGCTAAAGCAGAGTTGCTTTGAAGGTAGTTAGTTAAACCATTAAACCGCCTTACCTGCCGCCCGTTAATTGCACCTGTCACAATAGCAGGTTGCGCTCCTACTGTTGCCTGCGTAGCATTCCTCCCATTGCCTGACAAATCCGGCCAAACAGCAGGGTCGCTGCCTGTATCACTGAGCCAAAGAGCAGGACTCAGCGACAAAGGGTTAAACCCGAAACTATATGGGTTGATGATGAAACTCATAATCTTGTTCCAATGAGCGTTAATTTCAAACCTGCGGCCACGCCTCCACTTTGTGTTACCTCTATTGTTATCTCCGAATCGTCAGCCAATGACGAGTCGCTGATTGATGTTGTCGTGCTAGTTTTTGATCCAGTAGCAATGGTCAGCAAAGAACTTAAAACAGTAGCACCACTTTCTTTAACATTCACTATAACCGAGGACACCGTTGGTGCAGTTGTCAGACTAGCTCGCACTGACGTGAGAGTCATCCCATAGGGCATTCGGAAGGTCACTTTTACCCCAGTAGTCAGTGCCGTTGTTTCGTCGGAGCAGGCAAGTTGGATGGTTGTTGGCAAGGCTGCAAAAGTATTGTTACCTCGCAGGTAGGTGCTCGAGTTCGCAGTGCCTGAACCCATTCTAGCTGCTGCAATCGTATCTGTTAGGTTAGCGGCTGGAAGACTGCTGTTGTTGGTTAGTAAGACGCCAGTCGAACTTGGCCAAGTGAGGAAAATTTGACTGCCTGTGGCAGGCGTCTCTATGCTAACTAGCTGACCTGAATCGTTATCCGTAAAAGAAAGATTTGAGGCACTTAAAGATGAGTCTTTTGTTGATCCGTCTGTGGCAGAAAAGCTTGCTCTACCAGTGATATTTGCAGCTAAACGAGCATTGTCGATGGTGCCGGTGAGGTTAGCGGCTGGCAGGCTGCTGGCATCAGTGAGCAGCGTGCCAGCAACGGCTGGCCCTGAGACGTTGGCTGTGCCCATGGTTAGATTACCACCAGCCTGCGTGTTGATGCTGCCTGCGTTTCGGTCAGTGGCATTCATCAGCAGGCTGCCGCCAAGGTATTGACCGGATGCGCTGGTATTGATGGTGCCAGCAGCTCCGCCTTCAGACTGATCAGAGGCATGACCGCCAAGCATCAGAATCAATCCTGCATCTCCGCCGTTACGCTGGATCGAGGCATCTCCATACGCATCTCCGCCTACAAGCCTTATTTCCCCAGCATCACCTCCTGATGTCGTGGCATTATCGTCAACAAAATTTGCACCAGAGCCTAGCTGAAGAGTGGTTCCGACATCGCCTCCAGTATCCAGCACATTAAGAGGCAGCAGTGCATCCAAAACCGCGCTGTAAGGCTGCACATCTTGGGCCAGTCTCAGACCTAGGGCTTCCCGTGCGGCCGATGCGGTTGTTGATCCGGTGCCGCCATTAGCCACGGCCAGTGCGCCGCTGACAATATCGGAAGCACTATGCGTGTGGGCACTTGGCGGAAAGGTGCTGGGCTTGCCCGTGATGTCTGCCCAGGCTGCACTGCCACCGGTGCCGGTGATGCCTAGGTTGTCGCGGCCTTGGGTCTTCTGCTGTGTGGTGAGTTGTTGAGCGACATCAAAACGCACGGCGCGAGTGGCGAGCTGCTCATTGAACCAGACGATGCTGGCCTCTGCGACGGGATCGGGTGCGGCGTCGTCAGGCCGTGCCCAGGCATTGGTGACGGTGACGGGGAAATGCACGCGCTCACGGCGGCTGCTGATGGTCCACTCGATCTCGCCGACGACTTCGATGGTGGGCTGATCGCCGATGAGGGTGCGCAGGGCGGCACTGTCTACGCTGCTGAAGTCGGCCGTGTAGACGGCCCCTGAATTGGTGAGGCTGCTGCTAAAGATCAGCGGGCTGCTGGTGGGGGTCTCTTTGAGGGCAAAGCGGAAGGTGGCACCACTGAGGGCAGCGGCGGCGGAGCCGGGCTGGAAGAAGGCAAAGCTGACCTGCCACTCGGTGAGCAGAGTGCAGTCAACCGTGGGAGGTGCTACCCCCGTGATGCCTGCGTGAGCGGTGTATTTGGAGAGGTTGACGAAGATCGCGGTTTCCACGATCTGGGGGCGGTGTCAAAAAAATGACGAAGGCCTAAATCCGAATGACGAAAGAATGACGAACATCTGCTGCTCCGAACTTCTGTAAAAGCTCAGCCGATGAGCTTGGTGTTCAAAGGCAAAGGGGTGAAGTCATTCACAGACAGGCCGGGTTGAAATTTTGCAGGAGGATTCATCAATCGGTGGCGCGCACGGTCGCACATTGGGAACCATGCTATGCCAGGGTAATCGTAAAGCCACTGTGCAGCGTGCCGCTTTCTTGGGCACCCATCAGACATGCACAGCACCGGTGACTCACGTTTATTTTGTTCTTGAGTTATACTCATGATTTACCGTCTCGGGCCTTTGATCCAGCTGACGAGGCTGTAGCGTTTGCCTTGGGTGACTTCGGTGGCGCGGTGCCAGAGGGCACTTCTAAAAAAGAGGAGATCACCAGCATTTTTGAAATGGGTTTCAGGTAGGGGATCACCTTTGAGCTCAAAGGTGCCTCCCTCGTATTTGGCGGGGTCGGTGAGCTGGAGCACAAGGGTGAGCTTACGCTCAAAGGCATCTTTGCAGAGCTCGCTGCTGTCTTGATGCCAGTCGTAGAGTTGGCGGTCGGCACTGTCGTATTCGGTGAGCTGCCACTCGGTGCTGCTGTGCTGGAGCTCGTAGCCAAAGGTGGCATTGGCGCGGAGGATCTCGCCCTCGATGCGGCGGAAGAACCAGAAGAGATCCAGATCATCGTAGCGCAGCCAGCGCACGGTGGAGCGGCGCAGGGTGGCATCGACT